TCGTCATCATCCCAGTGCACGATGATTTCGCCGCGCGCCAGCTCACAGCACAAATTCCGCTTTGCTCCAGTCGAGCGCTTCGGGCCTTCAAGCCGGACGTAACGCACTCGACCGCGATTGATGGCCTGATGCGGAATCAACGCTTCGCACGGCTTCACGCCGTCATCGACAATGAGCAGTTCCGCGGGCTCGGCGAAGTCCTGCCGCAAAAAGCATTCCAGCGCGACGGGCAGAAAGGCGTGCCGGTCGGCGGTGGGCATAATCGCCGTAACCATTGCTCTCCTGAATGGCTGTTGCGCACTGCGCAGAGTGCCTAATTTCGCTTGCTGGCCTACAGGCCGCCGTAGTGCACCAGCACATCAACATCGACCCTGTAGGCCAAGGCGACTGGATCGAATCCGCCGTCGCGGTCATCGGCGATTTGCAGCTCGGCGACGAGGTAATCGGGATTTCCAGGGTCGCGCCCCGCCAAATCGCCGCGGAAGTCGGCGCAGGCTGCTTTGACCTTGGCCGCCGCGTTCTTCGCCTCGCCGTAGGTGCGGTTGAAGAGGGAAAACTGGAACCGTGCTTCAGTCGTGAAAGCCGAATCGAGCGTTCCTTCAGGCGGCGCCGAGATGCGCTGATAGACCAGCACCGGATACTTCGGATGTTCGGGCAGCGTGACCGGGTAGAAGCGGTCGAATTCATCTCCGAGCACGGAAGCGACGCCGGCATCAGCGCTCAGAAATGTCAGCAGATCCTGTTCAATCATTTGCGCAATTCGCTGTCGATCGCATCCGCCAATACGTCGCGTAGAGCTTCTACCGCGCGCTGCTTGCCTTCATCGGCGGCCGGCCTCATGAACGGGTGCGGCGCTACGCCAGGGTGCATCACCTTTGCCATCGGCCCTGACGGGATACCGAGAGCCTTAGCGACTCGCGGCGTGATCTCGTGTGCCTTGATGCCGAATTCGAGCCAGAGCGCCTTGATGCGGTTAAAGCTCGACTTTGGCCGCACGTTCGCGGTAGCTGAGCCGTCGCGTTGCGAGGCGCGCGTCGAAATCACAATGTCATCCGCGAGATGCGGTTGACCCTGATGTGCTGGTCCGCGATTCACCCGCGCGCGCATCAGATCACGGAAGACAACGCCGCCGGCGCGAACGGCTCGACGTAACGCTCGGGCGATGGCGCGCGTCTTCAGCGCTTCCAGTCGCTGCTCGAGCTGCGCCAGCCCGTCAACCTTCCACGCGACTTGAATCTCGCCAGCCATCAGAGCTGAAACACAGCCGTGTACGGTTCGTTGCCCTGATCGTCATAGACGCGGAACTCGAATTGTCCGGTCGGCATCGATGCCTGAACGTGGCGTTGCACGGCCAGTACGAAGCTGCGCGTGCGACCACACTGTCCTTGCCGCACGACATGGCCGTTGAAGCGCAACTCCCACGAAACCAGCAGAGCGCCAGATGCAGCCTTGGCCGAGCCAGTAATGCCGTAGCCGTCGGGTGGGTCGGGGCGCACGTCAATCGTCGCCTGACCCGGATCAGACTCCTGCCGCGCCTGCATCTCTTCGCTGACGTAGGCTGTGACGCCGGCAGCGGGAACCTTGCCTTCGTAGGCTGGCGGCTCGGGCTTGAACTTCGCGGCTTCGGACTCAGGCAAGCCCTGCCCTTCGTAAACCGTCTTCCCGCCTTCGCTCTCGCTCGCTTTTATGCTCATGCTCTTTAAGAAATCGCTCGCTCCAGGCAGAGAATGTCATGCCGGATGCGGCGCTGGTCGGGATTCAGGACCGCCTGAATCTGCAATTCGCGACCCTCGAAGATGACGCGCATCTTCATCTCAAGGCCAGTGAGATAGCGAATGGTGACGATATGCGTCACCTGATCGACGAACTGCTGCGAGCGGTAGAGTTCCGAGCCGCGCACGTCCTGCACCATCGCCGGCACATTCTCCGCAAACGTCTCCCACTGGCTGCGCTGGCCGAACGAGTCAGCATCATCCTTCGGCTGCTCGATCGTCACCAGTTGGCGCAGGTCGCCGGCGCGGATGTTGTCGAACTTCATTTAGCCTCGCGTCGGAGCGAAATCGACAATGGTGTAAGCGCCGAGCAGCGATTGCACGCCGAGCGGCACTTCGTAGAGCTGTGCATCCGAGACGGCTTCGCGGTTCTGGTACAGGTGCGCGAAGTCCATCAGGATTGCGGTGCGCAGCGCCTCGGGAATAGCTGTCACGATGATGGACCGCGGCTGCTGGCCCGTCAGTGCTGGGTCTTCCGTGGCCGGAAACGTGTCGGGCTCGGCGGTCGGGTCAGGGTCGTAGCCTGCCGTGAAATCAATCTCCACGGCGTTCGCGACGGCGAGCGCGGGAGGCCAGTAGCCGCCGGCCTTCGGATAAATGCGGCCGGGCTCGGAGACGCGATCAAGCACGAAGTCGGTGCCGACGCTCAGCGTGACCGGCGAGCCATCCGTGCCGACATAGCGGATCTGTTCCACGCTGATAACCGGCGAACGGCCGAGCTTGATCTGCTGTGATTGGTTCCAGAGTGTTGTGGCATACATCGGCAGCTGCCAATAGCCCATCGGGTAAGCGGGAGATTGCAGCGGGTCAGTGAAGTACGGATAGGCGTCGAGCACCTGGCAGAACTTGCGCTTTGCCAGCGACCGTCCGGTGATGACCTCGCAGCGCTCGCGCGCGGCCTGAATCAATCCCGTAATGAGGCGGTCTTCGCCGTCATCCGTGGCGAAGATGCGGGCGAACTTCTTTGCCTCGGCCACCGTGACCGGCTCTTTCGCGGGCAGTTCGAGTTGGCGACAGTAGGCCATTCGTTATCGTTTCGGGCGGCGGTTAACGACTGCCATTTCGCGCTGCGGTGCAATCGCGGTTTCGGCGTCCTTCAGCCGGAACAATCCGACGACGACCACGCCATTGAAAAATGCGGTGATGAACTCCGCTCCCTTGCCTTCCTGCGCCGCAATCGAAGCGGTAACGGTGAGCGGATCTACTCCAAGATTCACTGCGACGGTCATGCCACGCCTGCTTTCGCTCTGCTCAACAGAGCACACAATTTCTGCGCATCGCGTACGCGCTCGGGTTCCGTGCGGCGCCAGATTTCTTCGACCTGATCGCTGGCGTGCCGCGCGAGCCGTTCGTTGTAGGTCGGGTCGAGCTTCGCCTTTCCGTAAACGAAGTGCAGATGCTCGACGACGAACGGCAGATAGCGCCGCCGATTGATGCGGTTCGCAAGATCGTTGAGCCACGTGTCGCCGTAATCCGATGAGAAGTACGGCGGGGTGAAATAGCCCAACGTTTCGACCCAGCGACGATGAACCATCGGGAAGACGCCAAAGGTGTCCTTCCAATACCCGCCGCCATCGTTGCCGTGCACCATCAGAATGCGGTCGGGCACAGAAGCGAACGCCGCTTCGACCTGCTCATTCCAGCCGGGCGAGCGAAACACCATGTCATCGTTGCCGAGCTTGACGATGTCACCCGAGCAGGCGGCAAAACACTTGTTCCAACAGTCGCTCAGGATGATGCGTGGACCGGAGACGACCACACAGCCGAGATCGCGCGCTGCATGGGCCGTAGCGGGATCGTCGTCATCGGCATAGACGACGACCTCGCACTTCTCCGTGGAGCACGAGACCAGCGATTCGATCATGCGCGCCAGATAAGCCGGACGCCGGCGCGAGGGAAGCAAAACGGAAATCATCACCACGCCTTGAAAAAAGCCGGGGCTGCATGGCAGCACAGCCCCGGCGAATCAACTACTTCAGGGAGGGGTTATTAGCTGGCCGGGTTGGTCAGGTACTTCACCGGGTGCGTGCCGGCATCGACGAGGTTGCCGTCGTAGCGGGCGAAGCCGATGAAGGCCACTTGGCCGAATTCGGCGTACCGCTCGCTCAGGCGCGCGATGCTGTAATCGCGCACGCGGCGAACGATGTACTTCGAGACGCGGCCGAACAAGACGGTCTTGCGCGCCGAGACGGGTGAGGTCGCGGCGAGCGTCGCCATGTCGTTGTTGATGAAGAACGGATAGCCGTTGATGGTGTCGGGTGCGCCGTTCACCATGCCCGCCTGCCACAGCGGACGGCCGTACTTGTCCTTCAGCTTGCGGATGAACTGCAGCGTCGAGTCGGCGAACATGAACGCCGAGCCGGGGCGGTAGACCGGATCAACCGAGTGCTCGAGGTTGACGAGATCCTGATAGCCCACTTCAATCGTCGGCGCCGGCGAGGTGGCGTTGTCGTCACCGATGACCGTCTGGCCGCTCGACGTTGAAGCCGGGATGATGCCCTTCGGCTGGGCCGAGCCGGTGCCGGTCGTGAAGTAGGTGTTCAGGCAGCGGCCGAGGCGCTCGGCGTGCCGCTCGCGCAGGAACGCTTCGAGGTTGAACGCCGCGTCCTGCAGCAACTCGATGGAGACCTTCTCGATGCCCGTGGTGAACTTGTAGGCATTGAAGATCACCGCCGAAATCGAGGCGAGGTCGGTTGGCGTGGTGACTTCCGTGTTCTCGGCGATCAGGACGCCGACGGTGGCCGTGTCGTTGACGGTCGGCCAGGGCAGCGGGCCGCCGGTCGCCGTTTCGACGATCGTGGACGAAGCGAGCATCGGCCCATAGTACTTCATGGCTGCTTCCACTTCGCGCTGTCCGTAGACATCCACGAAGTAGCCGCCGCCGGTGCCCTGGAGGGCGTTGCCGCCGCCGGTGGCTTCCGCGCGCAGCTCGGGGTCAGCGAGGATGGCGCGATCTTCCGCCGAAACCGGCTTCAGGCCTCGCATTTCCTCGGTTTGACTGTGGGCTGCGGCCATCGAGCGCCAGAACGCAGCGCGATACTTCGCGATGCGCTCTTCCTTCGTGGCTTCGACCTTCGTCGCAGCCGCCGGAGGTGCGTTGCGCATTTCGGAGGCAAGCTCTTCGGCGCGCTCGATGCGGTCAATGTCTTCCTTCAACCGCTTGATGTCCGCTTCTGCCGCGTCGAACTTCGTGCGGTCGTCGGCGGTCCAGTTTGCGGCGCCCTTCTGGATCAAGGGCTCCATGACGGAGCTGTGAATGCCGGCGCGCTGCTCGCGCAGTTCGCGGGCTTTGGAGAGACTCATTTTCTTTTCCTCGTGTTGGTATCGCGCCGAGCGCAGCTCCGGGCCGCGCCTGCCACGTTCCCGCACACCACGACGCCATCCAAGGCAGCCGCATCCGGCCGTCGCGTGCAGGCAAACTTGTTTGGGAGTTACAGCGTTGCGGCGAGCGCGCGGGACTGCGCCTCAGCCTGCTCGAAATCTTTTTTCAGTGCCGCAGCCGCGTCATCGACGGGAGGTTCGTCCAATAGCCGCTGCTCAAGGTCGGGCGGCATTCCGTCCGGCCACATCGCCCGCGCGCCTACCGAAGTACCTTCATACGCCGGGTACGTCACCGGCGAGACGTCGTAGAGGTTCAGATCGGTCAATTCGCGCAGCGCTTCTCGATCACCTTCGGCATTCTTGCTGTACTGCCAGTTTTCCGCTTCGACGCTGAAGGCGAAGCTGCACTGATCCACGTCGCCGCGCTCGATGCACGCCATCAAATCGCGCGCATAGCTGGTATCCGGCGGTTCGCAGCGGAAGAACAAGCCCTTGCTGTCTTCCTTCAGCGTCAGCGTGCCGGCGAGCGTGCGGCCGAGCACCATGTTCGGGTCGTGATTGAACAGGCAACGCACATCGGGCTTGTCGCCGAGACAGCGCGTGAACGCGCCGGGCTTGATCACTTCACGGAAGAAGCCGAGGTCGGCGACTTCGTTGAACACGGCGGCGTAGCCTTCAATCGCTGGTTTCTGGTCATCGGCGCGCGCGGCGCGCACGTTGGCGGCAAAGACAAAGCGTAGTTCGCGTTTCTTCATGAGGTTTCCTTCGGTTCACGCGCAACAGCAGCGCGGATCTCGGTAATCGCGCGGCGGAATTCGCCCGCCTCGTCTTCCTTTTTCCACTCGGCCGAGCGGTGGAGCATAGCTTTCAGATACTCGACGATGAAGCAGTCGCTTCCCTGCCCCGGCGTGGCCTTCAGTTCGTCGGCAAACACCTGCCGCAATGTCCATAGAACCGGCCCGAAAGCGCGCTTAAAGAGCTCGAAATCCCGCTTCTGACGGGCCATTACACGCCCGAATGCATCGGAAAAGAGACGCCCGTAAGCACGCTCATAAGCTGCAGCCGCGCGACCTTCGGGGTCATTCGTTCCGGTTGGCTCTCCGTCGCCAGCATCGGCAGCGCTGGAGCCCTGGCCGTTGTCGCCAGCCGCCGGAACGACGACCGGATTCGCCGCATCCTGCATGTTGACGGGCTTCCAGTGCTCGTCGGCCCACGGCTCGTCGATGGGGTTGAGCCCTTCGTAAGCGCGCCCATCGTTGATCGACAGGATGCCCCACTGCCGGCCGGTTGCCAGGAACTTCTCGCGCGAGGCCGCATCCGGGCGTAGCAGGTCGTGCAGGTCGAAATCGACGAAGTAGCGGTTCCGCGGCGCACGCCCGACACCGGGATTCGGGAAGAGCTTCCGCTTCAGCTCCTGCTTGATGGCTTCGAGGTGCTGCGCGAGAGCAAACTGCACGAATTCCTGCGCCAGTTGCTCTGTGTTCGCTCGGCCTTTGTCCACGTCGCCGACCATGTGTGGCGGAACGTGGAAGATGCTGCAAATCTGATTACGCAGGAAGGAGCGCAGCTCGTTGGCCTGCGCCTCCTGCGGCGTGTGCGACATCGGTTTGAAGTCGGAGCCAGCCGGCATGACGGCGACGCGGTGCGAATTCTCGCCGCCCTGCGCCTGTTGCCACGACTGCCGCGCCTGCTCGCGCTGTTCGTTCGATACGTTCGCCGGCAGCAAGATCAGGCCGCCAGGTTTAGCGAAGTTGGCGAAATACTTGCCGCCGAACTTTTCCGCTGCGAGCTCCTGACCCAGCAACTGCCGCGCCAGCGCTACTGTTGATTCACCTACCCGACCGTCAAACGTGATGCCGGGAACGTGAAGCATGTCATCGGGGGCGATCAGCCGCCCTTCGCCAGTTTCCTCGCCGGGAACGTAGTTGTCCTGCGCCTCGACGTGGTCGGTGGTGCGATAGACCAAGCCGCCGGCCGGAATCGTGACTGGGAACGGACGCCACGGCGCCGGCTGCAAGGTCGTCCGCTGCGATACGCGAAGGATGCGTGTCTTTGCCGGATTACGCGGCCAGATCGCGACGACACGATTACCGCCATCGCGCTGCAATTCTTCGTAGCAGTTTCCCCACGCCAGCATGTGCACCAGCAACGCCTTCTTGAACACGAAGGCGGACATCTCCGCGTTCGGCTCGATTTCGAGCAGGTCGGAGTAAGCGTGGTCGTAGGCGACCTTGTGCGCGGCGCGGCCATTCTTCAGGAAGACGCGCTCGAGGATGTGCAGCGGCCGTGAAGCGATGGCGCCGGAAATCAGATCCACACACGCCAAGAACGTAGCAACCTGAAACTCGGTGCGCTCGCTGACGCGCATTCCCGAGTCGGT